GTCTTACCCTTTAGCATAGCCCATCCCTCAATGCCGTTCGCGGAATGGTCCACACCACTGGTCTCGTCCCACTCGATGTCGACTAGACGCTTACGTGCCATGACTGCTCTTCATTATCGGGGCAATCGATCCGCCAAGACAACGGCGGAGCCGCCGACAATCGCCGGCCTTTCGAGCTTTAGTATCTGCTCAAGAAGTCTTGAGCCGGCGTGCCCATCCGCCCATGCTCAATCCGCCTATGGAGCCGTCCTTGACAGCCGGCCAGACCTCTTCCGTCCAAACCACTCCCATCCACACACTGTTTGCGGGAATGGTCTCCTTCGTGACCTTGTCCTTGTACGTGAATTCAGCCTCCACCTCGAACGGCCACGCAACAATGTCGACGATCTCACCGATCACGTTCGAGGCGTCGCCGTGCTGTAGGTAGATGTTCCGATTGCCGCTCCGCACGTACTCCCACTGGGCCTCTTGGAGGTCGTCCGAAAGAGCAAACTCATCATGCGTATCGAGCTCCGGATCCGTTGCCTCGTTCGTTGCCTTGTACACGACACCGAACGTGTAGCGCTTGTCTGCCGCCTTCGTGACCAGACCGAGCTCGAAGTTGACCTTCACCTCGATCGGATCCGCGACCGGTGCAAGGAAGAACTCCTCGTCGAGCTGCACGAGGTCGAACAGCGGAGTGCCCTCAGCCTCAGCGTCGAACTCGACCTTGAGGACCTGGCCTTCCTTGTCGAGGCCGAGAATGCTCAGCAGCACCTCACCGATCTCGAGCTCGTCCCAATACGAGCTCTGGTCCTTGGTGGTGCTTTGCAGATCACGGACGACCACGTGGCCGTCAGGACTCCGCGCGACGTAGCCTGCTACCAGAGTCTTCGCGTCTTCCTTCACGATGTTGTGCTGGTGTCGTCCACCACCGGAACCACCAGTAGCAACACCAGGCTTCTTCGTGCCGGTCATTGGCTTGATGAGGTGGCCTTTGACTATGATCGTCTTCACGCGATGCGCAGCCTCTCCGGCGGGTAGATATCGTGCCACGTGCGAGCCGAGAACCGTCGCATCACGCGACCACCCTCGGTGTAGGCGATCGTCCGGAAGTTCGGGTTCAGCCGCAACAGTGCAGCCTCCGAGACGAACCAGCTGCTCGCTCGGTTCCCCGACCTAACGACCACGTACTGTGCCTTCAGCGGCGACGGCTTCGGCCGAGGCGCAGGCGCGCCGTTCGTCGGAAGCAGCAACACCTGATCCTTGTGAATTGTGTACGGCGACTTGAGGTTGTTGAGGGCGGCGATCTCACGCCACCGGTTCGCGTCCCCTAGCTCGCGAAGTGCGATGCCTGAAATCCCCTGCGCTCCGTCGGACGCCCTGACAGTGTACGGCCGAGTCCCTGGCCGCGGCTTCGGTGCTGGTGCAGGAGCCGGTGCTGGCGGAGCCTTACGTCGTGTCGGGATCAGAATGACATTGCCCTTCTGGATGATGTACCGTGGCGGCTTGATCGAAGGGTTCAGCTTCGCGATCTCACGCCACCGGTTGGCATCGGCGAGCTTCCGCATAGCGATACCGGACAGACCATCCGAGTCGGAGGCCTTCACGGTGTAGAACTCTGTGCCTGCCGGCGGCTTCGGCGCTGGAGGTGGCGGTGGAGGCGGAGGCTTCGGTGGCCGGATTTCGTGTTCCGGCGGCGGCTCGATTGCCTCGCCCTGTCCGTCCATGCGCTCTGGGTCGTAGACGCATCGGTCGACGCCCACGCCGAGCGTATCCACGGTTCCCGCAAACTGAAGCATGGCGCGCTCGATCCAACCGCCGAAGGGTATCCACATCCAGTCCAAGTCGGGAGGCGTGGTGGGTGCGAAGCCGGAGTTGAACCAGTACCGCGCTTCAAGCAGCGGAGTGTCGGCAGCGAACGGCCACGGCTGGTCGCCGAATGCGATCGACCACTTCCACCGCGACGTGTACATGGCACGCCGCACGCCAGGAAGCTGCTTACCGAGGTTCGTGTAGGCGTTGACGAGACGCGACATCCGAATCGGAGCCGTCTCCACGTCAAGAGCCACGAACGTCAGGTGCTTCTTCGCGGCGCCGGCGGCAGTCAACGCTGTCCGGATGAGCACCGAAGTGCCGTCCGTGTCGTCACCGTAGATGACAATGTAGCCGCCGACCTCGAGACCGGCAGCACGCGCAGTCATAAGCTGGTACTCTGCATCGGGGTTCGGCCCATTACCGTCGGGCGTGAGTCCCCACAGCTGCACCCAGCACAGACCATAGCCTGCAGCCTTCATGTCCTTGAACCACTTCAAGGACGGTCGGCGCTGCCAGGCGCTGATATCAAAAGCTAGCGAGTTCGACATGCCACCCTCATTATAAGCGCACTCGGCGAAGAGGTCGAGGTCCTTAATCTGTGTTCCGTGGAACCTGCGCCGGAGCCTTGGAATACGGCGGAATTTAGCTGGGGATCCACGCGCTGGGAGCCAGAATCCGGAATCTCAAATCCGTTTTCTGAGGCCTGGCGTTGAAATCCGGAACTTGGGAGCCGCCGCTGAGATCCGGAATATGAAAGTCGGTTTTGAAATCCGGAATCTCAATCCCACTTCTCAGAACCGGAATCTGAAGACCGGAATTGGAGACATGAAAATGATGCTCAGGATCACAACACACGACACCACCCCCGACGACAAGGAGTGGGCGGAGACATGGAAGCCCTATCTCACCGACCGTGTGGCTCGCGTCTATCAGGCACTGCGTGACGCCGACGATGATGAGGTTGACTCGTCTGTACTTGCACGCGGAGTGAGCATGAGCACGAACGCCTTCGAGCGCGCGATCGAGCGGCTCAAGGTGGTGGGGCTTCTCAAGGTAGATGACGAAACCTAGAGGTCGACCGGCGACGGCTAAGGCGCGTCGCAAGGCGCTTCTTGACAAGGCGAAGGACAAGCCGTGCATGGATTGCGGCGTTCAGTTCCCGCCGGAGGCGATGGACTTCGACCACGTGCGTGGCGTGAAATCCTTCTGCGTCAACCGCGCGCAATCTCGTTCTCTCGCCGCGATCCGTGCGGAGATAGCGAAGTGCGATCTGGTGTGCTCGAACTGTCACCGAGTACGCACCCGCTTACGCTGGGGACAAAGACGAAGACGCGGGACGACGCCCGGAGGTCGGCCGGCGACGACGAGGGCAAAGGTGCTCGCGTACTACACCGAGAAGCCTGGGCACCAAACCGACCAGCGAGCCGCCACCAAACTCGGCATGTCAATCGGCGCGTTCGGTAATGCCCGCCGTGAGCTTGAGCGCGTTGGGTTGCTTACCATCGTCCGAGTTCCACAGCCGCGACAAGGTGGACGTGATCGCGTTATTGTAACCGTCCCGAATCCGGATGGTTACGGAGCCTTGCTAGACGGGCTCGTAGAGGGGGTGACTGACATGGTTACGGAGCCTTGTCATTATAGGGTCTATAAGGCTCTTGGTCCCCAGGCCCCTAAGCCTAATGGAAAGGAAAGGACAAGGCTCCGAAACTCGAAGGGCGTAAAGAGGAGTGGCATGAAGTTCATCACACTTGATCGAGAGGATGGTCCGCCGGCGAACCTCGACGCCATCGACGAGGGGTTCGAAGAAGCTCCATCGGTGCGGTTCATCAAACTCTTCTGCGCCGCTCACCGTAAGCGCTTCGGGTCTCGCTATCTGGTACGACCTGAGGATCGCCGGCACGCGAAGCGTTTGACCGAGGCGCACGAACTCGTGCTGCTCGAGGAGATGGTGAGTCTGTTCATCGCGATGGACGGCTACGGCAGACCAGGCATTCGCAACTTCTACGTGAAGAGCGATGAGCTGCTCGTTGACGCGCGTGAGCGGATCAGCGAGCGAGCGAAGGACAAGGCTGAGCGCGAGAGCATAACGCCTGAGGAGAAGGAAGAGTACAAGATCAAGGAGATCTCGGATGCGCTGTTCAACGACACAATCACTGATGGGCAGCGTGAGGAGGCGAAGCAGCTTGTAGAGAGCTGGCCGATGGCAAAGTACTACGCACGACACACCCAGGAGGTGGTGCGTGCTGCGACGACCGACGCGCAGTGGAAGAGACACGTGGCTTCGAGGGAGAGGTACAGAGCTGAGAGATGGCAGACGAAGCAGTCGTAACTGAGGCCTCATTCCAACGCTACGCCGCATACCTCCTTCTCGAGGACACGGCGTTCCTCCGTGCGTTCCACGACGTGCTCAAGCCGGAGCACATGACGAGTCCAGAGCTCGCGTTCCTCGTTCGGTTCGCATACGAGTTCTACGAGCAGCACCACATCGCGCCGACGTTCCAGGCGTTCGAAGCTGAGATCGAGTCGCCGAAGAAGGCTTGGGAGGTCGCAGGCGTTCGTCCGGAGCTGATGGATGCCCTCGTCGACCTGCTCGATGAGGAAGGCCGACCGAGCGACGGTCTCGCCGACTACGTCAAGCAGAAGCTCGAGCACTACATCCAGGAGCGTGAGTTCGAAGTCGCGGTCCGCAAGGCGTCGGAGCTCCTCGATGAGGGTGACGTCGAGCGAGCGTTCGAGGTCGTTCGTACGGCGCAGCGTGTCCAGGCCTCGGACGATGACCGGATCGTCTTTCCGGCGGACATTGGAACATTGTTCGACTACTTCAACCCTGAGCACCTCGACCAGATCTCGATACGGACCGGGATCGCCGGACTCGATCGAGCGATGGAGCGCGGCCTTCGTCCTGGCGAGTTGGGTGTGCTCATGGCACCACTCAAGCGAGGCAAGTCGATGGGCCTGGTGAACTTCGGCGTGGAGGCGTTGCGGCAAGGCGTCTCCGTCGCGCACTACTCGCTGGAGAACTCGGCGCACGACACGCTTGCACGGTATGCGGCTAACCTTAGCATGGTCCCGATCAACGAGTTGGTTACTCGCGACGAGGAGGAGGTCACTGAGCAGCTCATGTCTCAATTGAGGCGTGTGAGTGCGGCACATGCGAAGGTGTTCATTCGTTGGATGCCGGCGCGGCTAACGTCGGTGGACACGATCGCGGCTGATCTCGACGACCTCAGGTCCGAGCACAACGTCGGCCTCGTTATCGTCGACTACGGCGACCTCGCTCGCTCGCGCCAGCGTCATGAGCGAGTCTACGAGGAGCAGGCAGAGGTGTTCATGGAGCTCCGTGATCTGGGCATGCAGTATAGGCTTCCGATATGGACGGCCACGCAGGCGAATCGCCAGGCGCTCGACTCGGAGACGGTGAAGATGAGCCAGATCGCTGAGTCGCTTGGCAAGGCCATGAAGGCGGACTTCGTGGTGGCGATGTCACAGACGAAGGACGAGGCTGACGATCAGATGATGCGGCTAAACATCGTTGCCGCTCGTCGCGGTCGTGGGCATTGCAGCGTGCGCGTACGTACACGGTTCGAGCTGGCGAAGCTCATCGAGCCGGTGCCGGACGACGATGAGTTGGCCGAGCCCGCTGAGCCGGACGATGAGGACGATGGCGAGTAACCTCAGCGCCTATCCCTGGCACGCACTGATCACGAACCAGGGCGTCGAGGTTGGGGAGAGTGGCGATCAGCTTGTCGCGGTCTGTCCCTTCTGTCGGCACCATCGTACCAGTTTCTACCTTTCGCCTGAGAAGGGGCTCTGGATCTGCAAGTTCTGCAACCGGAAGGGCAACGGTCCGAAGCTGATAAGCCTACTGCTCGGCGTGTCGTATCGCCACGCCGCTGAGCTGCTCGAGGGGCGTTCGATCCCTTACGCGACCGAGACTGAGGAGCGTGAGAAGCCGACCATTCAGCTTCCGGAAGAGTACGAGCCGTTGGAGCTTCCCGAGCACGTTGGGAACAAGCGGTTCTGGCGCTATGCGAGGCGACGGCGGCTAACGCTCGACCTCGTTGAGGCCTACGACGTCGGCTTCTGTCGGAGTGGACTGTACGGCGGTCGGCTTATCATCCCGTTCTACTGGAAGGACGAACTTGTGTCGTTCTTCGCGCGCGACATCACCAACAAGCTGTCGCGGAAAGTGATGACGCCGTTCGGTGGCAAGCAGGGTCAGTTCTTGTTCAACCTGGATCGCCTCAACCGCAAGGATGTGATCGCGGTTGAGGGTGCATTCGACTGCCTGGTGCTTCCCAGTCGAGCGTTCGCGTCGTCGGGGAAGCGGCTCAACAACACGCAGCTTATCCAGCTCGTACAGCATGGTGGGATCGAGCTGGTCTACCTGTGTTGGGACGAGGACGCTGTTCGCGACGCGTCCGAGATGACTGCCCGCCTCTCAACCTTCGTCGATGTGAAGCTCGTCCTGTTGCCGATGACCGACCCAAGCCATTTGGGCCGAGATGCGGTGCTGCGTGCGGTGGCTGCTGCGGAACGCACAACTGCGACAACACGGGCTCGGCTGCAGGTGTAATGAGTTCGAGCGGAGAGGTCGGCAGCCTTAATGCCAATCTTCCAGGATCAGAGAGACCAAGGGAGAATACGACGGATTTTAGCTGGGGATTTGATGCGACTGACACAGATTCCGGATTTGAGATTCCGGAATTTGAGGCCCGGCCTGGAGATCCGGAATCCAAGAGCCGCGGCTGAAATCCGGAATCTGAAGGTCGGGTATAAGAAGGTGCCATGATTGGAGGATCGTTCAAATGAGGCTAGCGTTCATCTCGAGCCCACACTTCCTCGAGCTCTGTCAGCATGGCGACATCGAGATGTGTCTCGCACCGCTCGCGCTGAGGAGCAAGTATCCACAGCACGAGGAGTACCTCGCCTACTACAAGCTCGCGTCCGCGAACGGCCGATTCGTGATCATGGACAACGGCGCCGCCGAGAAGGACCAGGTCGATTCGGAGAGCTTGATGTACCTCATGCTGGATGTCAAGCCGTCCTTGGTCGTCGCGCCGGACGTCATCCACGACAGTGAGCAGACGCTAGCTCTGGTGTCAGCGTTCCTTGACACTTCTCGAGACACTCGAAAGCAGCTCGAGGCGGACGGCGTTGGTAAGGTGCTGGCCGCTCCACAAGGGAAGACCGAGGAGGAGTACATCGAGTGCGCGAAGGCGCTTGCCGCAATGCCTGAGGTTGCGGTATTGGGGCTTAGCAAGTTCTCCGTCGCGTCATGCTTTGGAGGCGAGAAGGGACCGCTCGTCGTTGCCCGCTCACGAGCGGCCGACAGGCTTGCGGAGTTCACGGATAAGCCGTTCCACCTGCTCGGCGCGGACTTCACGTTGCCGTGGGAGCTTGCTCGGTACGCAGGCGACTGGCATCCAAACGTGGTGTCGAACGATAGCTCGTTTGCATACTGGTATGCGAGGGAAGCGTTGCACATCGTGCCGGAGCATGGCTTCCTGCCGGTCCAGCAGCTGATGGGTGGTCTTGAGGGAGACGTTATCAGGACGGCTCCGCCGGTGGACCTCTTCGCGGATCCGAACTCGAAGGACCGGGAGCGAGCGGTCAAGATGGCGGAGACGCTACTGCAACTCGCTAAGGGAGAAGTGCGACCATGACGACCATTAGCAAGAAGGAACAGCTGCGGCGCACGAGGATCTCGGACAGCGCCAAGAGCTCCGACGCACGTCAAGCGTACTACGACCGGATCCGAGGCGTGAAGCGAGGACCCGACTCGCTCGAGACTCGAGCAGCGAAGTCCGCGAGCCATAAGGCAGCGCCCGGTACGAAGAAGTGGCAGCTCTTCTTCGATCACGCTCTCCGTCAGTACCAGCAGGACGCGGAACTGCAGCGGAAGCTCGGGCGCTAAATGAGCCGGACCTTCAACGACACGTTCGAGATTACTGTCCTCGACGAGACCCACACGGTCGACGTCGCTGAGCTGATGCTCGGTCTCCGAATCGACCCCGTCGATGTCGGTGAGGACCTTCGTGCGCAACCTGGATCGTTTGCCTGGGTTGCGGTTCTTGCCGCCCAGGCCGACTACGACGCTGGCCGTGCGAAACAGTCTCTCGCCGCCCTCCGTGCTGTGATAGGCAAAGAGCTCCACGCGGACAATCAGGGCAAGAGCCGATACGATCGCATGACCGAGGCCGCAATCGATGAAGAGGTGACGATCGATTCGCGTGTGTTGGACATGGTCGATGACTACGGGGAGCTTGCGCGCCGCGCAGCGATCCTCACCGGTATCCGCGAAGCTTTCCGGCACCGTCGCGATATGTTGAACGCGCTGGCGTATGGCTCGCGCCAGTCGCAGCAGGCCGAAACGTAAGGTATAGGAAGACAGCAATTCTCAAGGAGGACTACACCGATGCCAAACAAGACTGATATGGACGCCATGCTCAAGGACTACGAGACGGACCAGGATGAGCGTGGGGAAGGGGCGTCGTTCCTTACGGTGCCCACTGGCAAGTCCCACGTTCGTCTGTTGCCACCGCACGATGACGCCGACGGTCGCGTCATCGTCAGGGGCGGCAACCACTGGATCGGCGGACGGTCGGTCTCGTGCCCGATTGCGTTCAACGTTGAGGACAGCTGCTGGCTCTGCGAACGAGCCGAGGAGCTGGCGACGTCCGGCGACAAGCGCAACGAGGCCGAGGCGCGTGACCTGCAGGTGAAGATCCGGTTCTTCGCGAACGTGATCAACCCGAACGACGTCGACAAGGGGATCATGACGTGGGAGTTCGGTCGTATGGTCTACGACCAGATCCTCAAGTACATGGGCGATCCCGACTACGGCGACGTCAGCGACACGGACGAGGGCTACGACCTTGTCGTCGAGAAGGAAGGCAAGGGGAAGAAGACGAGGTACTCGATCCGAGCGCGTCGGAACCAGTCCGGCTTGGACGCTGACATCCTCGCTCTGATCGACGAGGACCCGGAGGCGTTGAAGGACCTGCGCAACGTGCGTACGTTCTTGGACGACGACGAGATGATCGAGCTCTATGAGGGTGCGGAGGACGAGGAGCTGCCCGACGACGAGGGTGAGGAAGAGGAGGCTCCGCGCCGGCGCCGACGAGCGACGCGCACAACCGTCCGCGAGGAGGACCCTGACGACGAGGAAGAGGAGGAGGCTGAGCAGGCCGAGGAGGACCCTGAGGACGAAGAGGAGGAGAAGCCGCGTCGAGGACGTGCCAGTACTCGTGGCGGGTCGAAGAGGGAGAAGGAGAAGGCACCGAAGCCAGGACGACCGATCAAGCGTGCCGCGTCCGGTCGACAGAGTACGAGGAAGGTCGTGGATGAGGTGCTCGCAGGCCGAGGCAAGAAGAAGGCTCGGCGCAGCGCTAAGTAGCCATGGCTCGTAAACGACGTAAGGCCAGCGCCGAAGGAGAGCGCGCGAGTGATGTTATCTCGCGCGCTCTTCGTGGCCGCTTCGGTGACGAGGTGGCGACCACTCGTGGCTCTGAGCGCGAGAGCCTCATCGCCGATTGGATCAGCACACAGTCGTTTCCGCTCGATCTTGCGATTGGCCGTGCTGGCATCCCTTGTGGGCGCCTGACGGTGATTCAGGGCAAGGAGGGGTCAGGCAAGACTACCGTCGTTACACACATCATGGCCGAGTGTCAGCGACGCGGCGGTCTTACTGTGTACCTTGACGCTGAGTACGCATTCGACAGCGAGCGCGCAGCGCGGATGGGCCTCTACGATGAGGACACGCTGCCTGAGGGCTCAGATATGTTGCCCCTCGTGATCGTGCATCCAGAGCACGTCGAGGATGCGCTTGCGGAGGTGGAGGACGTCATCAATAGCGTCCGTAAGGACGACGAGGACATCCTCACCGCGATCGTGTGGGACTCGGTAGCAGGCACGCCGACGAAGGACGAGCTCGAAGGCGACTTCGACGCCGCGTCGCCAGGGATCCATGCTCGTCGGATATCGAAGGGACTTCGCAAGCTGGTGAAGTTGGTTGCGCATGAGCGCATTGCTCTGATCTTCGTGAATCAGATCAAGGAGGTCATCGGCAACTTCGGCTTCGGCGGACCGCAGACCACAGCGATGGCTGCACGACCTCTTGGCTTCCATGCTACGGTGCGAATCGATACGATCCAGATTGGGACCGTGGGAAAGAAGAAGCAGTCCTCTGGGATCAAGTGTCTGTCGAAGATCACGAAGAACAAGGTCGCACCGCCATTCCGTGAGGCGGAGTTCATCATCGACTACAACTACGGTATCGACGACGAGGCGAGCCGGCTGATGTTGGCGAGGGACCTTGGCATCCTCAAGAAGCGTGGTGGCTATCTCGAGTTTGAGGGCCAGACGTTTCGCGCCAATGCGGTGCCTGACGACGTCCGTGAGGCGTTCAATATCAGGCTCGAGGAGGAGGCACGTTCACGGCTTGCTATCCCTCCGCGCGGAGGAGAGGTCGACGCTGATGACGCTGACGACGAAGACGAGGACGAAGATTGATCACCTCGCTGAGCATCCGCGACTTCCAGTCGATCAAGGAGGCCGACCTCGACCTGGGTCCGCTCACCGTCATTGTGGGAGCGGGCAACGCTGGCAAGACAGCTGCTGTCCGCGCACTCAAGGCCCTGACGCTGAACCGTACGGGTACGGACTTCATCCGGCACGGACAGAAGCGGTCGGTGGTCATCGTCGAGACAGATGACGACCACACCATTGCTTGGGTGAAGGAGCAGGCGACGGCAAGTTACCTTGTCGACGGCCTTGAGCTGACCAAGCTGGCTAAGCAAGTGCCTGAGGAAGTCCAAGCCGCGCTTGGGATCCGGCGCTTGGAGGTCGAGGCACTGACGTATGCGTTCCCGCAAGTACACGCACAGTTCGACGCACCGTTCCTCTTGGCCGAGTCACCAAGTAAGGCAGCGCGTGTCATCGCTAAGCTCACGCGACTCGATGTCATCGTGCAGGCCCAGACCAAAGCAGCGCGTGACCTGAAGCGTGCGAACAGCGAGGCCAAGAACTACCACGAATCGCTTGAGCGAGCCAAGACGGCGCTCGAGACTACGTCTCGCGAAGCAGAGCGAGTACAGGCGAACGTGCGGAAGGTCACGGCCGTGTACGATGAGGTCCGTTCGCTGGACGCGGACATCGACCGAGCGTACCCAGCCGTGGAGTTGATCATACGTTCGCGTGACTTGAAGCCTTTGCCCGACCGCTCCGACCTCGACGACCTTGCGGCGCTGGCAGCTTCACTGGTGGACGGACACAAGGCGCACCGGCAGTTGGTGGATGCTCAGGGGAAGTTGAAGGACGCGGTTGAGCAGAAGGCCCGACGCGCGACTGACCTTGAGGCCGTGGAAGCTGAGCTTGCGGCGATCGATGTCTGCCCGTTGTGCGGTTCGAAGATGGAGAAGAAGTGATGGCTAGCAACTTACCGGACAACGTTACGGGCAACGAGTACGCTATCGCTGGGCCGGACTACGAGAAGGACTCAGCCATCCCGTGCCCGAAGTGCGGCGGCGAGACGATGGAGCAGGGCTACCACGGCGATAGGTGGATATTCTGTGATGGGTGTGACTTCACAAAAGACCTCGATCCGTTGCCTGAGCCCAAGTACCTACAGGAGCGGGCTGATGACTAGGTCACTAACTACAGGAGAGTTCGAGGCGTTGCGGAAGCGCGTTACCAGTCTTCGCGATGGGGTGGTCCGTGCAGAGACTGAGCGCGACCAGTTCGAGAAGGAGGTGTCTGCTGCGCAGTTCGCGCTCCAGGCGCTCGGCTTCGATCTTGACGGCGACTTGGAGGGGCAGCTGGAAGCCTTGCGTGTCCGCGCCGAGGAGCGGCTTGGCGCGTTGGAGGCACTGCTTCCATGAACACGCTCACTGAGCGTGCGGTGAAGGCTGCCCAGCGTCAGGCTGATGAGATCTCAGGCTATGCCAAGCGTGCCGGTGATGAGGTTGCGACGTGGACGAATATGGTCACTGAGGTTGAGGAGCAGCGGAAGCTCCTTGAGGAGATCGGCACCGTGTTGGCGGCGATGGAGACTGCGTGGCGTAAGGGCTTCGAGGGAGCGCTCACGTCGATGGTCTCTCGTGGACTGACGCTTGTACTTGGCGAGCCAACTCAGTTCGTGATCCGGAGTAAGCAGCGCGCCGGCACACCTTCGCTCACGTTCCAGTTGGAGCAGAATGGCCTCGAGCTGGACATCATGGAAGCGAAGGGTGGAACGCTCGTGAACCTTGTGAACTTCTTGCTGCGGCTTGCCGTTGTGCTTGCCGCTCAGCCTCCACTTCGCAAAGTGCTCATCCTCGACGAGGCGTTTGCTCACGTGAGTGCAGAGTACGTGCCAGCGCTGGCCGACTTGCTCCGCCAGCTCTGCGATGAGACTGGCGTCCAGTTCATTCTCGTGACGCACGACACGGCCTACACGGACGCGGCCGACATCGTGTACGAGGTTACACAGAAGCATGGTGTGTCCACGTACGAGAAGATCAAGGAGAGGCGGGACGTGCTGTGAACGAGGTCGTAGGGGTCGACGTCTCGACGAAGGCAATCGCTTTCGTCACGCTGAACGGCGACCGCGCGCGCTACCAGCTCGTCTCGGTGTCGAAGAAGTCGGCGCCGGTGTTCCAGCGTATGCGCGAGCTGGCGGACGCTGCGCGTACCTTCTTCGAGCAACAGGAACCGGCCCTCGTGTACGTTGAGGAGGCGCCGATGGGGCGGAGCTTCCGCTCCTCGCTCGTCGTTGGCTATGTTGTCGGCTGCGTCATCATTGAGGCGATGCGGGCAGGCCATCTCGTGGTGCCGGTGAATGTGGGGACGTGGAAGAAGAACACCGTCGGGAGCGGTAAGGCGGAGAAGCCGCAGATCAGGGAGTGGGCGACGCGCTACGTGCTCATCCCTGGAGGCATCACCGACCTCCCCAAGGAGCAGGACGTCTACGACGCCGCGTGCATCGCAGCCTTTGCTCGGAAGAACCTCCCATGATTCTCTTCATCAACGACCCACACATCGCTGATCGACCGCCGCTTGGGCGTGTCGTGGGCTACGCGGACCAGATCCTCACCAAGCTCGAGGAGTGTCGATCGCTCGCCGGGCCGGACGATATCACGGTGTTCACCGGTGACTTGTTCCACACCAAGCGTCCGTCGTTTGTCTCGCATGCTCTCGTGCAGCGCATGATCGATCTGTTCGACGGCTGGCCAGGTCGCATCTTCACCATCTTGGGCAACCATGATCTGAGCGAGGCTGGCGTCGCGAGTCTTCCCAAGCAGCCAATCGGAGTGTTGGTGCAGGCGGGTGTGATAAGGCTGTTGCCTGAGGCTGGCATCGTTGTGAAGACGCAAGGCAAGCAGGTCTACCTTGAGGCTGCGCACTACTTGGATGACGCTGAGTCCGAGCACTACGCGTTGCGGGCCGAGACGGACGGTAGGGACAAGGCCGTTCTCCACGCTGATGCGCTGATCAAGGTGGTGCATGGACCGATCATGCCACCTGGGCAGAACCCTCCGTTCGACCACGTCAACGCCGACCAGATCTCGTCGACCGCCGACTTCTGCTTCTATGGCCACATCCATGACGACCACGGCACCTACGACATCGACGCGTGTACCTACGTGAACTTCGGGTCCGTTGGCCGTGTCGCTCGTACGGAGCCGAACCGCACACGAGCGGTAGCGATCGCGTTGTACGATGCCGCGACGGGCGAGGTGACACGCCACAACCTTCAGAGCGCCCTGCCAGCCGATGAGGTGTTCATCACGGTCGAGGGCGAAGAGGATGCTGAAGACGGTGACCTGAAGGCCTACGCACGAGAGCTCGTCTACGCGCTCCAGCGTGGCAGCTCGACCTCGATCGAGGACCTCCTCGCTGAGGTGTCGGAGGGGGTTGGCAAGAACGTGAAAGCTGGGGTTGTGCAGTACCTAAACGAGGCCGGACTCTAGTGTCGGTTCTCGCGATCCAAGATCTCCAGGAGCTGGTGCGCAGCCGAAGAATACGGTGGGATTTAGCTGGGGATTTACGCGTTGAGTTCCGGAAAGTGGATTTCAGATTCCGGAATTGACCCGCTGTGTTTGAAGTCCGGAATCCTAGAGCTGTCGTTGAAATCCGGAATCCACAAGTCGGATTTCAATTCCGGAATCCAAGAGCCGCGTCTGAAATCCGGAATCTGAGGTAGAGGAGAGCACATCATGGGTACCAAGCCGGTGACGGTCAACGCA